TCACCCCATGGGCGCTTAAAAAATAGGCGATTCGACGGGCAGCGTGCAACGCGCGAAAAGTCTAAAAATAGACTTTTGAAGTGGGCAGATAAAGATTTCTAAATTTGTTCCAGTTTCTTGAATCGAGGTCCAATTTGCAGAAGTGGAATTGACGTGTTGAAGGAATATGTTTGGTGAAACTTTGTCGGCAAAAATCTTTCTTTACGCAATCGAGCCGTGCGACCTAGAATCGCGACGAAAGCCGTGCCGCGCCACGACCATTGTGCGTTGAAATGATTTTTGCTTGTTATCTAAATATTTGATTGGGAAACAAATGGCTCTTTTGCCTCCATCCAAAAAGAAACGTGGCCCACCCAAGGGCTTTGTGGCCAATCCTGCCGGCAAAGCCAAAGGCACCAAGAACCGTCGAACCATTGGCAAGGAGCTTCTAGCTGCGAAGCAAATCGACTCTGGATTGATGCCTCTTGACTTCGCGTTGCAGATTTTGCGTGACCAAACAGGCACATACGGAAAGGCAGACAAGATGTGGGCGGCGCAGGTCGCGCTTCCCTACACACACAAGAAGATGCCGATTGCAATTGAGGGTGGTGATAAACCCATCAGCATTATCGATGCGACAAAAGTTGCTTCGATGGGTGAGAAGGAGATTGAGCAACTAATCGTTGTGCTCCAAAAACTTGGCGTTGCGGCCGGGGATGAATCGCTCAGTGACTAACTTCTCACTCATAACGGCGCAACTTCAAAGGCTCGCACATCCCAGCGTCATCAAGATGCTTCAGGAGGAGCTGCGCCATCGTCGATTGTGGAAACCGTTTCCGGACCACGAAGATGGAACGCAACACCCCCAGCGCATGGCTTTGGAATCGAAAGCAGACGTGCTGGGATACGGCGGACAGGCCGGTGGCGGCAAATCCGATTTGCTCTTGGGCGCGGCGCGTAACTGCTGGCGCGGCATCATCTTCCGTCGCGTCTATCCATCGCTAACGGCCATCATCGACCGCAGCCGGCAGATATACAACCCCGAAGACACGCAGTCGTCAAAAGACTCATACAACGAATCGCTACACCGTTGGCGCTTTCACAATGGTGCAATTTTGTACTTCGGTTCGCTCCAGTATGAGAAAGACGTGATGGCGCATCAAGGCCAGCCGCGCGACTTCTATGGCTTCGATGAGCTGACTGAATTTTCTGAGTATCAATTCCGATTCATCACAGGCTGGAATCGTACCACGCGCAAGAACCAGCGTTGCCGCGTAATCTGTACCATGAACCCTCCAACGACTGAGGAGGGGCGTTGGGTCATTCGATACTTCGCGCCATGGCTCGACAAGAATCACCCCAACAAGGCCAAGCCGGGAGAGTTGCGTTGGTTCACGACCATCGCCGGGAAAGACATCGAGGTCAAAAGTGGCGACCAGTTCATCATCGACAAAGACGGCAATCACGTCTATGAGTTTGATGAGAAGTTGGTAAAGGTTGAGGACATTTATTTTCCAAAGTCACGCACGTTTATTTTCGCGTCGGTGCGTGATAATCCGATTCTGATTGAGAATGGATATGTGGCCACGCTCCAAGCGATGCCAGAGCCTTTGCGCTCCATCATGCTGTATGGCGACTTTGAAGCGGGGATGACTGAAGACCCGTGGACAGTTATTCCGTCTGCTTGGATACGGGCGGCACAGGAACGCTGGAAAGCCAATCGCAATCCGACTTTCGGCAAGATGTCTCAGTTGGGCGTGGATGTTGCGCGCGGTGGTCGCGACAGAACCGTGCTCACTCCGCGATTTGGCAACCGAATCGAGCAGCAAGTCATCCACAGTGGAGTCACGACGAACGATGGCCCAAAAGTCGTACAAGCCATCATCAACGTCAATCCGGACGCATCAACAATAATCACCATCGATGCAATCGGTGTCGGTTCGTCTCCAGTAGACTTCACAAAAGCCTCATTCAAAACAATGCCGTTTAATGGTGCTGAATCGAGTGAGCGAACAAGCAAGCAAGGCAATCTCAAATTCTTCAACAAGCGCAGCGCGGCCTATTGGCATATGAGAGAGTGTCTTGACCCTAGCAACGGGATTGAAATGGAATTGCCACCTGATGACGAGTTGGCATCCGACCTTTCCGCGTTCCGCTGGGAGCTAACACCGCGCGGCATTAAGGTTGAGTCAAAAGACGATGAGTCATCGACAAGTGTTGTGAAGCGGTTAGGCCGTTCACCAGACAAAGGCGATTCGTGCGTGTATGCGAATGCGCCGATGGAGAACATGTCTGGGATGGCGTTGTTCGATTTGCTTTCATCCGAACACGCAGGCCATGTTGCGAAAAAGGCAGAAGAGGCAAAGGCATCACCGACCGACAACGTACCATACTGGCAGAGGGGATAGAGATGTTCAAGAATATTCGTGAGGCGCTGATGGATGACCAAGAGGCTATCAAGCGCGCAGAGAGATTTGCGAAACACGATGCGATGTTCAAGGCACCTCCGGTCGGCCATGAGTTCTACGGCAACCAACACAGTGATGGCGAAGGTGGTGGTGACAGCAATGGCGCTGTTGACCGCGACAAAGAGGAGCGCAAGCAGGTCAGCACCAAAATCAGCGAAAAGGTGAGTGCCGCTGAGAAGACGGCTGCAGCTAAAGAGTCGACTGCTGATAAGCTCGCAGCGGGTATTAAGGATGGCGACGACAAGGCGATGGACGCAGCCGCCAAGGCATATCAGCAAGCCTCCTTTGCCGTGCTTGATGTAAAGGAAGCGATGAAGCCATTCACATCAACACAGGAAGTGTCGATGAAAGATTACAACGCTGTTGAACAAAAGTCGAAAGACTTGTATGCGAAATACAAGTCACTCACTCAACAGGCGAAGAATGCAAGATACACACGGGCAAATAAGTCAGACACATCCGACATGAGCAAGCGCAGCGACGGCTCCAATCAGCACGTGTCGAAGGGTTCGCTGAAAAACTTAGTTGACCATTTACAAAACGACGGACGTGCTGCCGAGTTCGCAGACTCATTCGAGCCTACACCCGATTTGCTGAACACGGTTATGCGCGTGTACAAGGGCGCTCAGACAGAGCTTATCAACAAAGGATTTTTAGGCCGTATCAATTCCGTTTCATCGACCGACCAGACGATGGAATATCAACACATGTTTGATGGCCGCGTCGCGTCCCTGTCGGCATCATGGAACCGGAATGCGCCTGCTGTAAAACTCTCTATCAAGAACAGGGGCTGAAATGTTCAATGGCATAATTAATGCGCTTCAAAAGGCAGAGCAGTTCATCGGAGCAAAAGAGGCCGGTGCAACTTCGCCAATCGAAAAGGTGAACGCCGCTGCTGGTGGAGGGAAGATTGTTGAGATTCCTGAAGGGCTGGTCGCAGGTGCCGGCACTCAAGCAGAAGCCAACGTAACAAACGGATGGTTTGGGCCTGGGCAGCCGCTCAATCCTGTTGCGCCTAAAGACGTTGCTGGCCGCATGCTCGATTATCCGGTCAGCTACAACACCAACACTCGACCACGTTCATACAGCGCAGTTTCGTTTGACGAATTGCGTGCGCTCGCTGATGGATATGATTTGCTGCGCCTTGTTATCGAGACGCGCAAAGACCAAATCGAGGGCTATGAGTTTGACATCGTCACTGCCGCAGGCAAGACTGTTTCGCCAGAACGTCTCAAAGCGGTAAAAGATTTTTTCCAATCCCCCGACAAGGAGCACGATTGGGGCAGTTGGGTTCGGATGATTATTGAAGACCTGCTTGTCATCGATGCTGTTGCTGTCTATCCGCGCAAGACACGTGGTGGCAAACTGTATAGCCTTGACCTTGTTGATGCTGGCACTATAAAGCGCGTCATCGACCAGTTCGGACGTACACCGACCCCAGAGCAGGGCGCGGCATATCAGCAAGTTCTCAAGGGCTTGCCCGCTGTTGACTACACGCGCGATGAGCTCATCTACTCGATGCGCAACCCACGTACAAATCGCATATACGGATATTCGCCTGTGGAGCAGGTCATCGTGACCGTGTCCATCGCGCTGCGTCGGCAAATTAGCCAGCTTCAATACTACACCGAAGGAAACATCCCAGAGGCAATTGCTGGTGTTCCTGATACGTGGTCGATGGAGACGTTGAAAAACTTTCAGGTCTATTGGGACACGATGCTTGAGGGCGATACTGCTCAACGTCGCAAGATGAAGTTTGTGCCGCTCGATGCGTCCAAGATTCATTTCCCCAAAGCCGAAATTATGAAGGATGCGTATGACGAATGGCTTGCACGCATCATCTGTTTCGCATTCTCCATTCCACCAACAGCCCTCATCAAAGAGGTCAACCGGTCGGTCGCAGAAACATCGTCCGAGAATGCGCTGCGGGAAGGACTTGTACCAATGCTCAATTGGTTGAAAAAATTCTTTGACCGTCTTATCCGGGTTGAGTATGGCGAGCCGGACATTGAGTTTGTTTGGAAGACAAACAAGGAGCTGTCTGCAGTAGACCAAGCACAAGTAGACAAGATTTATGTCGATGCTGGCGTCGATTCTGCGGATGAGATTCGGGAACGGCTCGGAAAGAAACCGATGACGCCCGAAACAAGGGCAGCAATCAACGCGAGCCGGCAACCACAGTTCGGCCAGCCACAATCAACAAACGTAACGTCAATCACAGAACGAAAGGGAACAGCATGAACACGAAAATTGGAACACAGGTAAAACAAATTGTCCCTGCCGCAATTGTCGGCACAATCATGGAAGTTCGTTGGAACCAAGACGCGGACTGTAAAGAGATTCTTGTCCAGTACACGGAGAATGGCGAGCCTCACTCACGCTGGTTCTTGGAGTCTGAGCTTATGGAGCCTGAAGCCCCAGCTGCGTAATTCAAATTAACATCAACAACAATCAAGTAACGAAAGGAATCATCATGAACGGTAACACAGGTGAACGCGGCAACGCAAAGGATGGAGTTGGTGCCACTATCGGCCGCAATGCCGTGATTGGTGAAACGATTACGCTCAAAGGGCGCTACACAGTCAAATGCTTCGAAACTCCAGAGCACCTCAAGCCAGCCTTCATCAAACTTCGCAAACGCTCGGACACGATTGAATCGGCGCTCCATCGTCGTGGTATTGTCGGTGGCCTTAGTCGCGCGGTGCTGGCCTTGCGCTACGGCAAGCCACTCACTCGGACTCGAATGGATTTGCGCGATGAGATGGCTGGGATGCAAATCCTGAAGTGGGAAGATGCGATTGAAAATTTAGTCGTGACGGTCGGCAAGAACGAATTGCTGGACAAGTTCTTGGCCGGTTCTGGATACACAGCCGCGTTTTTCCTTGGCCTCATTTCGTCAACTAGCTATACATCCATCGTATCAGGCGACACAATGGCGTCTCACGCGGGTTGGCTAGAAGCCGGTGCGACGAATGCCCCAACGTATTCGCAGGGTACACGTCCAGCACCAGCGTGGTCAGCAGCATCGGGCGGTTCCAAGTCAACTTCAGCAGCCGTCGTATTCTCTATCACGGGCACAGGCACCGTCAAGGGCGCGTTCTTGACGACTGTCTCGACCAAAGACGGCACGACCGGCATACTGTTCTCGGCAGGTCTCTTTACGGGCGGCGATAAAGGGGTTGTGAATACGGACACGCTTAATGTAACTTATTCGCTTGCCGTGTAACGTAGTGCGTTCTACAACAAAGGAATAATCATGAGCCGTATGTCGATGAGCAGCACAAGGGCACCTTTCCCGACAAAGCCAACTCACAGTCAGCACCTTGAGCGCTTTCTAGGAAAGGGGCAGACCGAAAGCGTTTCAAAGGCCATGGAGAAATGGTATGGCCCACCGATTGCGCTGGCTGGCGTTCCGGGGGAAGTGTATGTCTGCGCGGGAGGTGATTTCATCGGCCGCATCCGCGCAGGCTCTGATGCATCGGCTCGTGACCGTTTTCAAGACATCCTCACACGTGAGCGTAAGCGGAGTCAAGCTGCAATGGCGCGTGGTTCGCGACAACTCGGGGCATTCAGCAATATCTCACAAATCATCGCAGCAGTTACAGGCGGCAAGGGACAGTACCCGATTTTCTCCAAAACAGGAGTAGCAGCAAACGCAATCGGCAACAGTAACGACCTTTGGACGCGCGCAGGTCTACCATCAGCCGGTGCCGCTGCTGCTTCTGCCCCAGGCGGAACCGTACCAACACAAGGCTCGACAGGGGCTTTGCGTTTTGCTAATCCGACTAACGCAAACACGCTTCACTTTCTGAACGCGTCAATCAGTGCAAGTGCGGTCAACACATTGCTTTTATACGACCGAATTTTTTCTGTAGCAAAGACAATGAACAGCACAGCGACCGAAGCAGTTACTGGGGTTCCGACTCGCTATCAATCTTCAACAGCAACAAACGGCGATTACGCTGGTGGCAACTTTTGCTTCCCAGCAAACCCAACAACTGTGCTTGCAGCAACTGCGCATAACTGGAACGTTTGTCAATTTACAGATGCTGGTGGCGGAACGGGAAACAACTTTCCGTCGATTGCTGGCGTGTCGGCCTGCGTTGTTGGCGGGGTTGACCTTGCTGTTGGTAACTGGTTTATGCCGCTCGCAGCAACAACGGCTGGCGTTAAAGCGTTGACGCAGATGCAGTGCTCGGCAGCGGTTGCGACGGGAACGATTGACTTTGTTCTTGGCCACCCAATCGCGTTCTGCCCATGCCCAATCGCGAACATCGTTTCCATCATCGACGGACTTTATTCAGCAATCAACCTGCAAAGCATTTATGACAATGCTTGCTTGTCGATGATGGAGATTACGAAGCCGGCAACAACAGCCACCAACTACAACGGTCAGTTCACCTTTGTTAGCGAATAACTCGTGACAGTCCGCCGAAAATTTGGACCAACCGGCTACAAGCCGGTTCAGTCTTTTGCAATCCCGATGCAGGAACGTGCCGTTGGGGGCGACGTGTTTTTGCCTCTTGAGTTGTTAGTTATCTCCGCATCAGTTTTGCAACCGGCTTGGAATTTCATCCCTCCAAATTTTTTCATAGGGGTTAGCGGCCAAAATGGTAATCAAACTGGCCCAAACATTGTTTTGACAAATGATGGCTTTACGGCATCCTGTTCAAGCGGTGTAGAAAGAGCGTTTGCAGGAACGACGGCTGTTGATGTCAATTCATTCTGGTCTTACACAGCTTTCAGAATAGATGTTGGGGACTCAAGCACACAAAGCGTTGGAGTTGATAATTCCAGCCTAACAGATTTTCTAGGAAAATTGGGCCTTTCTGCTTACAACTACGGATATTGGGCGACAGGCGAAATATATTCACAAGGTGTTTTGCTTGCGACGGTCGAAACGTTTACTACGGGTGATGTTATATCGGTCGGTGTAAGGTCTGCACCGTTTGGGATTGATTCGGCAGACATAACATTTTTCAAAAACGGCCAGGCTGTTTACTCAATCAACTTATCAGGGGCCGAAGCAAACGATGCGCGAGACTTTGGCTATGGTGCCGTGAGTATTGGTTCAGGCTCAATCACCTGCATCACCAGCCTAGACGATTTGCCAAATCCACCGCCAGGAACGGCAGAGACTGCATATCCGGGATATGCAAATTATTTTTTCTTTGAGCCGGACATCGTGGATGCGACGGTAACGGGCGGTGGAGTCATTTCAGCATCACAAGATGAAACATTGGCTGCAACTGACACTGTCTCAGCTACTGAAACGCTTTTAGCCGCGCAGGCAGAGACGGGCGCAGCAGCCGATACGGTGTCATCGACTAAAACGCTTTTAGCCGCGCAGGCCGAAACGGGCGCGGCAGTAGATACCGTTTCGGCCACAGAGACGCTGGTTGCCGCTGTTTCCGAAACCGGCGCGGCAGTAGATGCCCCGGCAGCAACCAAAGCAACCCTAGCGGCCATATCCGAAACCGGCGCAGCCATCGACACCCAGAGTTCATCCGCACCAATAACAGGCGCCATATCCGAAACCGGCGCGGCCGCAGATACCGTCTCAAGTTCGCGCACGACTATCAGCGCCATATCCGAAACCGGCGCAGCCGTCGATACCGTAACGGCTCAGCTCATCACGAACGGTTCGGTGGCAGAGGCAATCGCTGCCGTCGATTCTTGTGCAGCAACGATGGTTCGCGTGGCGCTGGTAGACGAAGTGGGCGCGGTTGTTGATATGCTTTCGGTGAGCACGGTAACGTTTGCGGCGATGATTGAGCAGCTTGTCGCTTCGGAAATTCTGACAGCTCAGCAAATCTTCGTTATGTCGGTCGCAGAGTCGGTAACGCTGATTGACGCGGTTGCTACGCTTAATGCGCCGGTTGGGTCTAAACTTTTTGTTGCCGTTTTGCCTGCGCTCGATTTATCTAGCAGATTGCCTGTTCGCGATTTGACTTGCGAGCTTTCCGAAACCGATTTTGTAGCCACTTGGAAATACTATGGACAACTTTAGCACCATCACTCCGAACGACAAGAACGTGCTGACGTACAAGTTTGGCAACGGTGTCCCATCGGGCGACGTGCTAACCGGCGCAATCGTGGTTGTCAGCGTGACTTACGGAACTGACCCAAACCCGACAAACATCATCAACGGAACCGCCATCATTTCGGGAACAGACGTTTTGGTGCCGTTTGCGAGCACATTACCAAACGTGGACTATGACATCGGCGTAGTCGTTACCACGAACAACCCGCAGCGCGTTCTATCGCTCGCCAAGAAACTCCCTTCACGGCCAATCTAATGCGCGCAAATCTCGCATCCATCTTCCGTAATCAGAAGCATGCTGATTTGCCTAAGGCAAGTCTGGGGGTTCTTTTGTCCCGGAAGCTGCCTATACAACACGCTACGCTGTTAAAAATCTTCGGTGGGTACAATACCCAATCAGCCTGTTTCTGCAGTCTCTTATCGCTTTCTAAAGGGGCAGACCGTTTGCCCCCGGTAAAACGGTACGTGCTCGCGACCGAAGGCAAAACAAACAAGCGCATAAAGGCGGTGTTTGCGAATTGGCCAAAAAAGATTGCCCAGCAAATCTTAAAGGCGTCCACCAAGAAAGCAGACCTCATCGCGCTTCTCCGAAAGACGGATGAGGATGATGAGATTGATAAGATATTGCGACAGCTCGATTTGGAAGGATATTCGCGAGACTTTCTGGATGCGATACGGGATGACCTTTTGGCTGCATATAAGCAGGGCGGCGCGACCGGGCTTGGCGTTATCGGGTTTGCGGATGATGAGGCGATTATTAAGCTGGTCAATCGACACGCGGTTGACTTTGCGCGCGACCGCGCGGCAGACCTCGTTGGAATGCGCTGGGACAATGACCTTGGGCAGTTCGTGGACAACCCCAATTCCGATTTATCAATCACACGCACGACTCGCGAAGGCCTGCGCAACATCATTGCCGATTCGCTGGAAGATGGCCCAACCGTCGATTCGCTCGCAGACACCATCGCGGAGAGTTACGGATTTTCAGACGCCCGTGCGGAAATGATTGCGCGGACAGAGCTTGCGAATGCGCACGTGGAAGGAAACTTGGATGCTTGGAAAGAAAGCGGACAAGTGTCTGGAAAGAAAAGCATTTTGTCAGACCTCCATCCAGAGGAGGATGTCTGTGACGAGAATGAAGCTGCCGATGTAATCGACTTAGATGCACCGTTTCCATCCGGGGATATGGGACCACCTTATCACCCAAATTGCCTTTGTGATGTAGTTCCGGTTTTATCCCCTGAGATTCAAGAATAGCAATATACTTTTTGCAAATAAAGGAGCGTCAAAATGAACATCTATGCACAGTTGTCGAAGGTTGATGAAAGCAAGCGCCTTGTTTATGGCATCGCGACGGCGGAGAAGGTTGACCGCAGTGGCGAGATTATGGACTATGCGACCAGCAAGCCATTTTTCGAGAAGTGGGTTGCTGAGACGATGGAGGCGACCAACGGTCAATCCCAAGGCAATCTCCGTGCCATGCACGGCAAGACCGCAGCAGGCAAACTCATCAAGGTTGAATTTGACGATGCCAACCGTCAGATTCCTGTGGTCGCAAAAGTTGTCGATGACCAAGAGTGGAAAAAAGTCTTGGAAGGTGTCTACACCGGCTTCAGCATCGGCGGCGCATACGCGAACAAGTGGGAAGATGCGGAAATGAAAAAGGAAGATGGGACAACGCCCGTCACCCGCTTCACAGCGAAGCCAAACGAATTGTCGCTGGTTGACCGGGCGTGTTTGCCTGATGCGAAATTTTTCAGCATCGAAAAGGCAGACGGCTCGACCGCCGAAGTTGAGTTTGTTGTTAAGGCCGAAACGCCAGTCACAACGGACGAAGACAAGAAAGAAATGACGCCTGAAGAAAAAGCAAAAAAAGCGAAGGAAGACAAGGCAGCAAATGCTGGCGAAGACAAGGGTGAAGTCAAAGCCGATGAAGACAAGGAAGCCGAAAAGGCAGAATATGTCGTCAACGGAACCGAAAGCGATGTTGCTGCGCTCGCGAAGTTGATGGAAGATTCAAAAATCAACGTCGGTCAAGTCATCGCCTATGTCAAATCGTCTCTCTCCGCAGCCGAAGCCGTCGCAAAAGCAGATGCACTCAAGGGAACCATCTTGGCGCTTGAAGCGGACGGTACGTTGCAAAAGGGAATGTACACTGTGTCGCGTCTTGCGTCTGCTATCTGTACGCTGAAGAGCTTGAGCGATGAAGTCGCGTATGAGCAGGCGGCGGAAAAGGATGCCAGCTCGATGCTGCCTGAGTCGATGAGCAAGTTGCTAAAGGCCGCTTGCGATTTGCTACAGATGATGGTCGTTGAAGAGACTGCCGAGTTGATAGGGCAGACTTCGATGAACAGCACGACCGGCTATGGCGCTGTGATGCAGATGATGGATAAGGTTGACGGAATGTCGCCTGTGTCTGAGCTGATTAAGTCGGTTGGAGACGAAACAGGCCGTGCCGCTTCCATCGAATCGCTCAAGACGTTCATCGCCAAGTTCGCACCAACGCATGTCGCCAAGCCTGAAGCAGCGGAAGCGTTGCTGAAGGCAGAGATTGACGCAATCAACAAGGCACATCAAGAAACCGTTTCAGCTCTCAGCAAGCGGCTCGAAATTCTCGAAAACCAACCCGCACCGGCGCGCGTCGTTCTGCGTGCTGTCGCGAAGTCGGATGAAGTGCTGGGCGATACGAAGCCCGAAAAAGTTAACCCGATTCTTAACAAGGACGGCGGCATCAATGATGTTGCCACAAGCATCAAAGAGCTTCACAAATCAGGCGGCACTGCGCTTTAAGCAGAGCCATTCCTTAACCAACCAACCCTCCCATTAACTAACCAACATCAACAATCAGTAACAGACCGAAAGGAATCAAAATGAATGCATCTGAAATGGCTCGTCAATCGCTCGATGCGTTGACTGCTGCTCGTCAGAATCCTAGCGATGCGCTGTTGAAGGCGTATCTGCAATCTGGTTCGGCAACAACTGGTATCACGGCCTATGACCTCGAAGCACCGGCCAAAAAGCTCTATCCCGTTATCACCCCACTGCGCAACCGCATCCCGCGTGTCACCGGTGGAACGGGTATTCAGGCCAACTGGCGCTCCATCACCGGTATTAACACCACCGGTCTGTCGGCAGGCGTTAGCCAAGGCAATCGCGGCGGTGTTATCTCGACCACTGTTACCAACAACCAAGCATCCTTCGCCGGTCTTGGTCTTGAAGACTATGCGACGTATGAAGCTGACTTTGCTGCTAAGGGCTTTGACGATGTCAAGTCGCTGGCCGTTGAAGGCTTGCTGCGTTCGCTGATGATTCAAGAGGAGCGTTTGATTGTCGGTGGTAACCCAACACTGGCACTCGGCACCCCAGCAACTCCATCCCTGTCAACCTCGACAACCGGTGGTTCGCTGGCGGCTGCGACGTATAACGTGTATGTTGTCGCGCTTACGCTCGATGGCTACGGCAATGCGTCGATTGCTGGTGGTATCCCGCTCGTTGTTAACCGCACCAACGCTGACGGCTCGACCGATTCGTATGGCGGCGGTTCATCGGCAAAGTCTGCAGTCGCATCGCAGGCAACGACCGGTGCAACTTCGACCATCAGCGCATCGACCACCTTCACCAACGGTGCTGTCGCGTTCGCCTGGTTCTGGGGTACTGCTAGCAACGAATTGCTCGGTGCTATTACAACCATCAATTCCGTCGTTATCAGCGCAACCGCAACCGGCACGCAAAACGCATCGGCAGTTATTGCCGACAACAGCCTGAATAACCTCGTGTTCAGCGGCCTCTTGCCACAAATCGCAACGCCGGGCAGCAATGCCTACGTTCGCACGCTCGCGACCGGTACGCCGGGCACGGGCACAACGCTGACTTCGGACGGCGCGGGCGGCATTGTTGAGATTGATTTGGCGTTGCAGTCGTTCTGGGATAACTATCGCTTGAGCCCAACCGACATCTATGTCAACTCGCAAGAAGCCCAAAACATTACCAAGAAAGTTTTGGTGGCCGGCACTAGCGCATCACAGCGCTTTGTGTTCGATGTGAAGCAGGGCGTAATTGCTGGTGGTACGCTTGTTCAGTCCTACATGAACAAGTTCGGTATGAACGGCGCGGTTGAGTTGCCTATCCGCATCCATCCGAACGTTCCACCCGGCACCATCATCTTCTACTGCGACCAACTGCCATACCCGTTGAGCAACGTCTCATCGGTTCTGCGCATGTTGAACCGTCGTGACTACTATCAAATTGAGTGGCCACAACGCAGCCGGAAGTACGAATATGGCGTGTATGTTGACGAAGTTTTGCAAAACTTCTTCACGCCGGCATTCGGTGTCATCCGAAATATCGCCAACGGCTAATACCGAAGGTGATTGAAAAGGGGTGGGGGCTTTTGCCCCTGCCCTTTCTTGCTCTACAAAATCCCAACAGCAACGTTACATCGAAAGGAAATATCATGGCACGATTGAAGGCACCAAAAAACTGCGGCGGCTTTTCTTTTGGCGGCAATGAAGTTCCGCTGAAAAAAGGTCACATCGAAGTCAATTCACCAGAAGCAATCGAAGCAGCGCTGAACCACGGGTTCACGTATGCGGATGATGACGATGAAGAAGTGAAGCCTCCAAAATCCGGCAAGGGCGCAAAGACGGATGCCCCTGAAAGCAAGGGCGCAAAGACGGATTCCCCTGAAGGTGAGGGCGCAAAGACGGATGCCCCTGCAACCGAACCGGATAAAGAATCGAAAGGTGGTGGCAAATGAAAGTCAAGTTGACGGCTCCCGAATCGCTCAACACCGTGTTCGAGGTAAAAGGCGAACGGCGCGCCATTAACAACGGCAAGCTCGATGGTGATGGGACTATTGAGCGTGAAGACATCCCATCGACCCTTTGGGGTTATGGCATCGTTGCGGAAGATGTCGCAGCGACCGAAACACCAGCAGCTCCTGCTTCTGCTAAAAAGACGGACAAGTAAGGAAACAAAATGCTTGCAACTATTGACGACCTCAAGGCATACCTCTCCATTAGTGGTGCGACCGATGACCCCGTCATCGAGTCAGCCATTAAATCAGCATCTGTCTTGATTTCGTCAATAATCAATCGAGACATCGAGACGCAGCAATACACGGCGACCTATGACGGCTCAGGGAACGTTCGGCAAGTCTTGAGCTTTTTCCCGGTAACAGCAATCTCATCACTCACCGTCAACGGAGTCGCGAAAGCGGCTGCAACTAGCTTCGGTTCATCCGGGTATCGGTTTGACGATTATTCGGTCATCCTTAACAACGAAGTTTTTCCCAAAGGGATTCAGAACGTCACAGTGGTATACACAGCGGGGTATGCGTCGGTGCCCGCAGACCTTAAGCAAGCGTGCGTCGATTTGGCCGCTGAGGTTTACCGCCGTCGCAATCGAGTTGGTGAAACAAGCAAGGCAATCGCCGGGGGAACGACTTCATACAGCGTGGCCGATATTCCGCCACACGTTCGCACCGTCATCAACCAATATCGGAAAATGTCACCGGTATGATTACGGGCGAAGTCATCGGCGGCGAAGTTCTCGCAAAAAAACTTTTGCGAATTGGGCCAATCACGCGCGACCGCTTGGCCACGGTTATTTTGCGGCTCACGATTAAGCTGCAAGGAATTGTTAAGCAGGACAAACTTTCTGGCCAAGTCTTGCGCGCACCGACCGGTACGCTGCGCAGGTCAATAACGCAGAAAGTCATCAAAACAGATTCGTCCATCGTCGGCATCGTCGGCACAAACGTTCCATATGCTCGTCCGCACGAATTTGGATTCAAAGGGAACGTGACCGTGCAGGAACACTTGAGAACGATTAAAGTGGCATGGGGCAGGGAGATACGCAGCGGCCCAATTCAAATCGCCGTAAGGGGGCATACAAGGCGCGTAAACATGCCTGAGCGGTCATTCCTCCGTTCGGCTTTACGGGAAATGACCCCGGAGATTGAAAAGGAAATGCTTTCTGTAATTACAACCACTTTGCGAGGCGCTTTATGAGTCCACGCGAAACGATATATGAAGCACTGTTCCAAAAAGCGATTGGCGACGAATCACAGGCGAAGGTTTGGAAAACAACCAGCCGTCGTTTAGTCCATTGGTCAGAAGTCGGCAACACAGACCAACCTGCGCTGTTTATGACACAAGGCTCGCAGACCGCAGAATTTACGCAGAAAATGCCCACCCGCTGGACGCTTGAGGCGACGATTTATATGTATGCGAAAACGGGCGGAGAATTACTGGTTCCCCCGATGCAGATTTTGAACCCACTGATTGACCAGTTTGTTGAAAACATTTTACCATCCGCGCTAACAGGTGAACAAACCCTCGGTGGGCTTGTTGAGCGGTGCCGAATAGATGGGCCAATCGAAACCGATGAAGGCGTATTGGGTGACCAAGCCGTAGTCATCATCCCTGTAACAATGTTCCTCCCACAATAGGAGATTTATCATGCAATATGCTTTTGGTTCGGGTGTCCTTTTTGGGACGCCATTGTTTGACGCATCCGGTGTCGCTATCACAAACCCAACACCGGTAAAGTTCGGCACGCTGCAAGAGGTGACCGTTGACCTCGCATTCAGCACCAAAAAGTTGTACGGCTCGCTTCAGTTCCCCGTCGCAATCGGTCGCGGAACCGGCAGCATCAACTTGAAGGCGAAGTTTGCAAACCTCAGCGGCCTGATGCTGAACGCGATTTTCTTTGGCCAGACCTTGGCCAACGGCATTGACACGCTTTTCCAAGACACGACAGGCTCTGTTATCCCATCAACGCCTTTCACCATCACGCCGCCACCACCATCCTCAGGAACGTGGGTTGCTGATTTGGGTGTAACCGATTCCCAAGGCATCCCATACACCCGCGTCGCATCCGCTCCCGTCACCGGGCAGTATTCGGTCGCTGCCGGCTTGTATACGTTTGCTGCTGCCGATGCAACCAAGACCGTTTTCATCAGCTTCCGCTACACCGCTACAAGCACCGTCGCGAAAAAGCAAACGATGCGGAACATGACGCTTGGTTATCAGCCATCGTTTGAAGCCGCGCTTGTTGTCCCGTACAACAACAAGAATTTCACAATGCGTTTGCCGAACTGCGTGAGCAATAAACTTTCACTCGCAACCAAGCTCGAAGATTTCACAGTCCCTGATTTCGAGGCGGAAGCGTTTGATGACGGCTCTGGCAACGTAGGCTATTGGTCAACTTCGGAGTAACGCTGCGCTTTTGGCTGGGCTGCTCTCTTACAGGGTGGGCAGTCCAGCCTTTTTTGTACCCTGTCTCTAATAAAAAAGGAATCACATGAGCGCAAACGAAAGCAGCAAGACCCTTGATGAAATGGTCGGTCGTCTTCAGCCGTTGAATTTCAAAACCCTGAAAGCCGTGCAGCCGCTGCTGGTGAAGTTGAACGCGGCGCAGCTCGCGAGCGCGAATTCAAACGACGCCGTGCCAAGTATCGAGGTGATGGATGCGATTGTGGATATTGTTCACATGTCCCTTTCGTCGCAGTCGCCAGACCTCTCGCGAGAGTTTGTTGAAGAAAATCTCAACATGGCGAACGCAGAGGTGACGATGTCTCGAATCTTCAGCGCAGCAGGCGTTAAGCCAGCGGGGGAAGCACAGGCCGTCCGCTAGATTGGGGCGAAGCATACGGCCTATTGATAACCGCCACAGGTTGGACTTGGGAGTACATAGACGAATTTATGACACTCCCAAGGTTTGAAGAAATGAGGGATTATTGGGCTGACAATCCACCCGTTCATATCATGGTCGCTGCTTATCTTGGCAAAGGGGAAAAAGACTCAGAGCCGGTCGGCAAGATTGAAGATTTGATGACGATGCTTCCAATGGAGTAGATATGGCTGGCGAAAATGATGGCGTGAAAGTAAAGTTTGGTGCCGAGATTGCGGAGCTTCTAAGCAAGCTCACTCAGGCCGGGGACAAAGTGTCCGACACAACCGGCAAGATGAAACAAAATCTCGAATCACTGAACGTTGGCTTTCTAAAAATCACAGCAGGTCTTGCTGCTGTCGCTGCAGTCGTGTCGGGCGGAAGCGCCCTCAAGGGGATGATTGATGACACCATCAAGGCCGATGGTGAGACTGCGAAGTTTGCTCGCACGCTTGGTATCACGGGCGAACGCGCGGGCGGACTTCGCGAGTCGCTTGAGGACGTTGGTGTAACACAAGAGGATTATCTTGGTGTCTTTCAAAAGTTTTCGCGCCAACTCAAGAACAACGAAGATGGTCTGAAGTCATATGGCTTAGTAACGCGCGATGCAAATGGCAATCTTCGCGACACCCAAACGCTTATCCGGGAAGCTGGGGCGATAACAGAGCAATACAAGCAGGGCGTTGACCGCAACATCGTCTCTATGGAGCTGTTTGGACGAAGCGGCGCAGACTTAAGCAAGATAATGAAGGTAACTGAGGCGTCGATTCAGGCCAACATTGTCAAGAATCGCGAGCTAAATTTAACGCTCACGACTGAAGGGCTTGCTGCAAACAAAGCCTACAAGCTCGCCATCAAAGACGTTGATGATGTTCTTGAAGGAACGCGGCGCACAATCGCATCTGCGTTTATCCCACGCTTCACGGAGCTGGCCGAAAAGTTTGCCAGCTTTGGCCCAACCATTATCGAATTCACCGAAACATTCGTCAATTCGTTTATGACAATTCGAGACGCGGTGACCGATTCGATGGGGGCTGTTGCTGGAATCGTTTTTGACAGCATCAAGTCAGTCATAAAAGTAATCGCATCCGCGTTTGCGTCCGGTGGAACCGCTGTAACGCCGATGGAGTTTTTTCAGAATATCGTGCGGATGATTGAGGTTGTTTTTATCAGTCTCCGAATCGCGGTTGAATTTGTAGTCGAAGTCATCAAGACACTTCTCATTGGGCTAGGCGCGGTTGCCGTTACGGCAGGCGAAGTAATCGAGCTTGCATTCAAGCGCGACTTCAAGGGTGCTGTCGCGCGTTGGAAGCAGGGGTTCACCGACCTTGCAAACATCGCGCAAGAGGGAGTCAACAACACAGTCAAGATTGCCGAAAAGGGCAAGAAAGATATTGACAAGGCGCTCACCGGTTCGTTTTCCGAAAAAGGAACCGCAGCAGGAATCATCGGGAAGCAGGGAACCAAGAGCGCACCCGAAAAGGATGAGAATGCTGCGAACCGGATTGCGCTAGAAAAAGCCCGTTCAACCGCTGAACTAAATCTCATCAAAGAGAATCTCAAGCAGGCACAGGCCGCGTATGACGATGCATACAAAAACAACCTCATCAGCCTCAAGGAGTTTTATGACGCCAAGCTCGCCATTGAGCTGAAGGGTATTGATGAGGCGATTAAGGAAAAGAAAAAAGAGCAAGAGGCAATCCGGAATCAAGGTGCCGGAAAAAACACGCAAGAAAGCCTAAAGCTACAGACGCAAATGGCGAAGGTGGTGGGTGAGCTTCAGGTTTTAGAGGCTCAGCGATATGGCGCTGTTGTTACGAACGCGCGAGCGGCAGCAAACGCGGAACGGGCGCTGGCAAAGGCGTTAGAGGAGACGCGCATTGCCGGTCGCAAAGCAGCGGGCATCGCGGAGATTGACGCGGAGACAGCGACAGCGGCGAATTTGCTTGCGCTTCGCGAGATAACGAAAGAACAAGAGTTGGCGATTCAGCGAGAGTTGACAGCCAAAAAACTCACCATCGAGTTGCAGGAGATTGAAGAGAAACGTGCGATTGCGAATGGCGATTTGGTCGTGCTCGCTCAACTAGCCGAACAAGAAGTCAACATCCGTCGTTCAGCAGCTGCGCAAATCGTGGCTATCGACAGGCAGATGAATATTGAGCGCCGGTCTGCATCTCAATCGGCAACCGATTCGATTCAATCCGGACTGAGCAGCCTCATCGAATCCGTCGCGACAGGGACAAAATCTCTTAGCCGTGCGTTCAAAGATTTCATCGGCTCCATTTCCGCTTCTCTTGCCAAGCTCGCTGCCGACAATATCGCCAAGGCCATCTTTAGCGGTGGAGCACCGGGCGCACCGGGAGGCGGTGCTGGATTCGGAAACATACTCACCACTTTCTTTTCGTCCATCTTCGGTGGACCAAAGGCGATGGGCGGAGGAGTTAACAGTGGAACGCCGTATTTAGTTGGTGAGCGTGGGCCAGAAATGTTCGTACCGAAAACATCCGGCGATATCATACCAAACGGTGCAGGCGGATTCACAGTCAACAACAGCTTCACGATTGCGGCACCGACCGATTTGCGGACACAGCAGCAGATTGCCGCGAAGTCAGGCGCAAGCGTTTCTAAGGCAATGCGGAGAAACAAATAATGGCCTTTCTTGAGACACCTCGTTTTCCAGACGATATTGCTGCGTGGGCACAGGGCGGCGCTGGGTACAGCACATCCATCGTTCTGCTGAATAACGGATTCGAGCAGCGCAACATAAACTGGCAGGACTCGATAGGCCAGTGGGATATCTCTAGCGGACTTAGAACCGAACAAGACAAAGCGGCTGCGATTGCTTTTTTCCGGGCAATGAAAGGCAAGGCCAACGGATTCCGGTTCAAAGACTTCATGGACTTTCAGGTTGCTGCTTCGGACGGAACGTTTGTTGCGACGGGAGCTGCTGGCGTTATCCAATGCGTTAAAAATTACACCGTTGGTGCGCAGACCGATACCCGAATCATTCAGAAGCTCGTGGCCGCGCCGTTCAAGCTCTACAAGCTCGGTGTCCTTCAAAGTTCTCCATCGCAGTACACCGTGGACGTCAACACAGGCAAGGTCACGCCCGTTTCCTTTACAAGCATCGGCCAGTACACTTGGGAGGGGGAGTTTGACGTGCCGGTTCGGTTCGACATTGACAACATGGTCGGTGGACGCGAAGCGCAAGGCGGATTCTTTGAATGGTCGTCAATTCCCATCGTGGAGATTCGAGTGTGAAGAATCTTTCGGTTGGGATGCTTGCCGCGCTACAGCTTGATGTTCTTACGCTTGCGACCTGCTGGAACGTTACGCGAACGGACGGCACGCAATACTTTTTTACTAGCAACAGCCGTGACCTCGTCATCGACGGCAACACATACGTCGCATCGACCGGCATGAACGCTTCTGCGATTGACTCGAATGAGGACTTGAGCGTTGACAATCTTGAGGTCATCGGGGCGCTCACCAGCAGCTCGATAACGGATGCTGATTTGATTGGTGGGAAATGGGACTATGCCGCCATCCAGATTTTTCAAGTCGATTACACCAACCTTGCGCTCGGCAAAAACATTCTCCGCACCGGAACGCTCGGCACGATTAGCTCAATGCGCAATTCGTATAAAGCGGAGCTGCGCGGGATGGCGCAGCCGTTCGCTGAATTTTTTGGTCGGTCATATTCCCCGTCGTGCGATACCGATTTGGGCTCAAGTCGCTGTACCGTCAACCTCGCACCTCTAACCTTTTCGGACACGCTCACATCGGTCGTTAGCCAGACCTCAATCGTGTCGAGCGGATTGGCGGGAAAGGGAACAGATTATTTTGTTGGCGGTTTATTCACGCTCAATGCTGGGGACAATTCCGGCATTTCAAAAGAGATTAAGTCATACAACACCGCCACCGGCGCATTTACCTTCCAAGAGGCATTCCCCTATTCGCTCATTCCCGGCCAATCCGTAACGACGGTGGCCGGGTGCGATAAGTCGCGAGACACCTGCAAGAATCGGTTCAACAACATCATAAACTTCCAAGGTTTCCCGGATATTCCGGGAATTGACGGGATGATGAAGCAAGGAGGTGTGTCTTGACGCGCGAGGATGTGGCTAGAAGCGCCCGAAATTGGTTGGACACCCCGTTCCACCATCAAGGTCGTTTGAAAGGCGTAGGCGTCGATTGCATCGGTTTGGTCATGGGTGTGGCGCGTGAGCTTGGGATTTCGGATTTTGAAGCACGGGATTACAGCATGCGGCCGAATCCGAAAGTGCTCATGGGGCATGTCGGTCGCGAGCTGATAAAAATATCAGAATTGAAAGAGGGTTGCATTTTGCTCTTCAATATCGTTTCCGAGCCGCAGCACTTCGGCCTCTATTCCAAATCAACCGGCACCATCATTCATTCATACTCCGTAATCGGACGGGTTGTTGAAGAGCCGTTTGACGCGATTTGGAAGCGGAGATTGATTGCGATGTTTGACTACAAGGTGGAATCGTGGCAAGCCTAGTTCTTGGTGTTGCCGGCTCGGTCATTGGGAATGCGCTGCTGCCCGGCATCGGCGGCTCCATCGGCTATGCGCTTGGGTCTGCGCTTGGCGGCGCGATTTCGGCTGAAAAAATTGTTTCGGAAGGTCCACGCCTACAAGACCTAAAAATTCAAAACTCGTCATATGGCGACCGCATCCCGGAAGTCTTTGGGAAGATGCGGGTGCCGGGGAATTTGATTTGGTCTACGGACTTGCACGAAACGAAAAAAGAATCTGATGAAGGCGGCAAGGGCGGCGGCGGAGTCGTTCAAGTTACCTATTCGTATGACGCGAGCTTTGCTGTTGCGCTATGTCGCGGCACGATTCAGGGCGTGCGACGAATCTGGGCAAACAAAATCCTCATCTATGACGTAAGCGATACCGCAACGCCAGACCAGCTCGAAAAGAATGGCGAGATTGCTGCCACTATGCGCGTGTATCTTGGCGACAACGCCCAACTCCAAGACCCAACCATTTTTGCCGACAAGGGCGTGGATACTCCCGCGTATCGCGGAACGGCCTATGTTGTTTTTGATACGATGCAGCTGGCCAACTACGGGAACCGACTACCAACGCTTGAATTTGAAGTTTTGCAGCAGGCCACAACGAACACGCTCAGCGCGCCAGAGCTTATTGCCAATTCATCCGGCAATCCGGGCGTGTATGATGTGAGCGGCTCGTACTTCACAATGCCCGGTCAGCAATATCCAACTTCCGGCCGCAGCTGGGTTGATAAAAAGCGTGGCCGCGTTTGGTCAAATTCTTGCATCTATACAAGCGCATCCCCGCAGCTCGCGTTTCTCGACCTGAACACAAAAGCGCCAAACGAATTTCTGTTGCTGGGGATTCCGAATCAACCCGTGCGGGGCGGCGGAACATTCTTTTCATACGTCATCGCCTACATCCCGGATGTCGATTCGATTATTGCTCTGCGGAGTGATAGCGGATTCGGCGGTGCGACGATGACGGCTTATGAAATAAACCCAGACACCGGCGCAATCAAGTCTCAGAAAACGTGGTCAACCGACTTAGCACCAACGGTCTTGTTCTGGGACGAGTTCAGCAAGCAGCTAATCGGCTTTGGCTCCCCCGGCTTGGGCGTATCAGACGTGCTTCAAATCACGCGCATCGGCGGTATCGTTCAGCAACGCGACTACTATGCCTTTAACACAATCGGTGTTCGCTATGCCGACATCGGCAAATGGGGCTGGAGGCCGGACACAGAACAATACGATTCGCTGACGGTCGCACTTCAACCTCCACCCGGTGGACTTTCGGCAACAACACAGTACATAAAAAAGCTCCACAGCATTTCGTCGGATGCGGATTGGATGTATGTCGCGTTTGAAGGCGGCTGGGTTCAACTCGTTGACCCCCTCGCAAATTTTACTGAGCTAATTGTTACAGCAACGACAAAATCTTCTGGGGGTTGGTGATGGCGTTTAAGCAAGGCGCAACGCTCGATTTTAGAAGTGCCTTTAATGCTGGCGAGATTCTGTCAGGCGCACTGGTGTTGCCGAAAAAAAGCGCAATCGCATTTACCACCTATGACACCACAGGCTCAAACGTTCAGCGTGTTCTTGTGGCCGACCTTGAAAGCGCAACCGTAACTGCTACAGCGTCGATTTCGCCTGTTGCTGCGAATCCGATGCAAAGCCTTGAATGCGACGAATCGGAGAACATTCTTTATCCAAGCTATGGCATCGCGCGATACTCGGAAAACCTTGCCCAAATAAATTCGACTTTCAACAACCCAATCACGAACAGCAACATGGCCGGTGCGGGTTCGTACAAAGGCGTGCTGGTCGCCAACCCCGGTGCGTTCTACGTCTACCCATCACCATCCTCAATAACGGCAGCAGCAACAACGGTTGGCTCGATTGTTAAAAGCGTTGCTGCTGAAGTTATTCCTGTTGGCGTTACTGTTACCGATTATGTTGACACGACGATGGTGGATGCGATTTCGTGTGAAGGGTATTTGATATCGACAGCGACAAATGCACGGGATGCGATTGCACCGCTTCGCGAAGCGTTTCAGATTGAGGCAGTCGAAAGCGAAGGAAAAATAAAATTCATTCCTCGTGGCCAGCCATCCATCATCGACATTCCAGAGACAGACTATCAGGTTGAGAAGTCGAACAACGGACTATCAGACGCAATCACGACACATCGAGACGATGAGACCACGTTGCCACAGACCATCCAAGTCAACTACATGGATGTGGACGGGCTTTATCAGAAAGGCTCGCAATATGCAAGGCGCTTGACTGGAAAGGCACGCAACCTTTTATCGATTGACATGCCTGTTGTTTTTACGGCTCAGCAGGCCGCGCGTCTCGCTCAGTCAATTCTCTATCAGTCGTGGGCAGAGCGAACCAAAATTCAGATTAGTCTCTCGCGTAAGTATGCGCAGCTGGAGCCGACAGACGTAATCACGCTTCACAAGGGCAATCTTGTGTTTGAGGTTCGACTTCTGAAGTTGTCTGATGACGGAATGATTAGCCGATACGATGCTGTTGTTCAGAACACGAACGCAACCACGCAGACCGTAACCGGAAGCCCGGTTGACCCTGCGACTACGAATGTGGTGCCGAAGTCTTCAACCCGGCTCGGCATACTAGACATCGCACCGCTTGACGATGCGACGGGAGACGTGCTGGGATTCTACGCAATCGCAAGCCCGGTCAATGAATCGCTCCAATGGGGCGGCGCAACGCTCTATCGCTCACGCGATTCCGGCTCAAGCTATTCGGTCGTTGCCGATTCGGTCGGAGCAGCCGTGCCGATGGGCTGGGCAACAACCGTGCTTCCGAATTGGCAGGGTGGTAACCAAGTCGATTTGCTCAGCAGGGTGACGGTCAAGATTGCGAACGGCTCGCTGGCGTCGATTACGCTGGATGAGCTTTATGCTGGAAAGAATTTTTGCATAATTGGGGATGAGCTTTTGCAGTTTCAATTCGCAGAGCTAATCGCAAGCCAAACCTACACCCTTAGCAACTTCATACGCGGCAAGCAGGGAACAGATGCGGCGATGTTGACGCACGCGGTTGGTGACCGGTTCGCGATTCTTTCAAACTATGCGAATGTGACGGTTGAAGGGACGGCGCTGAATACGCCTTTGTTTTATTCGGCAATAACGTTTGGCGTTCCACCGCGCGTGTTCACCGATTCACAGGCAATCATGCAATTTAACGGCCAGCGCCTAAAGCCGTTCAGCCCTGTGTTCGGATTCGCGACCAAGCGCGTGTCAGGTGATATTGATTTTGCTTGGGTTCGTCGCGCTCGTGTAGTCAATTATTGGTCAAACAATACGGACGTGCCACTTGACCAAGCCACAGAGTCATACCGGCTAGACATCTACAACGGCTCAGTTATAGTCCGTTCAATCCTAACCTTAACCCCGGCCGCAACTTACACGCTCGCTCAGCAGGTAACCGATTTTGGTTCTGGACAAACGACTCTCACGACAAAGGTCTGTCAGATTTCGGCGGCAATAGGCGACGGCGCACAAGCAACAATCATTCTTTCGTAAGGATACAAAATGTCCAATAGCACAACGCAGCTCGATTTAATTCAATCGACCCAAGCTCAAAAAGAGGTAACGGCCAACGCGCTGCTTAATGCTGCTTCTAACGCGATGACGCTCGCGAACCGTATCCAAGGTACAGCCGGACTCATTTGGGCCTTCTATGGGGGTCAGATGTGGGTAGGTGGTGTCTATACGCTCATCGCCAACGGAACCTTGACGCTTGCCGCTTCGGCAACCAACTATGTGGAGTTTGATTCCACAACCGGCGTCGTTTCATCGAACACAACAGCGTTCACAGTCGGACGGGTTCTGCTTTATCGAGTCGTCACCGGCGCGTCAACTATCACGTCGTGGATTGATTATCGGTCGCTGTATTTCGGCACCCCGCTCGGAAGCATGGCGCAGCAAAACGCCAATGCGGTCGCAATCACCGGTGGCACCATTGATGGCACGGCGATTGGGCAAACAACACAAGCTGCGATGGCTTGTAACTACCTTCGTCTTTTTACAGGCACGCCTGATGTTGGCAACGGGAATTACGGCACCATCTACTACCAACCGACAACTTATCCAGCAGGGACAACAAATGGTCTTGTTTTAAGGGCAACCGCAGCAGGAAATGCATCAGCATCAGATTTTAGGACGATGAATTTCCGCTCTACGATGACAGGCTCAACGTTTGCGACAAACATTTCTGGAATAACTGGCGACGCAATTGTTGACATGACAGGTGGCTCTGGATGCGACGCTGTTGCGGGGTCAAGCGTATCAGCTCGCAGCATAAACTCTGCGCCGGTCAACAGTGCCGCTGGCTATCGCTCAATCATCATTATCGGCGGCAGCGGGAACATAACAAACTCTTATGCGTATGAAGCAAGAGCTGTTTCGCGAAGCAGCACGGGCGTAATAACAAATTCACACGGTTTGTGGGTTGATAATCAAGGATTAGGAGCAGGAACATCGGCATATGGCGTTAGAGTTCTTGACCAGTCAGGCTCGACAAATAATTACGGTGTTGCTTCTGCCGTCACATCTGGCTCTAATAAATGGGAATTTTATGGGTCTGGCGGCGCTAACAGCGCCTTTGCTGGTAATGTTCGTATAGGCTCGACTACTGCCCCAACCGTCGCGCTTGATGTTACCGGTTCGGCAGCAGTAAGTTCGCTTGTGGATATTTCAGGTGCAGCGGCAGGTCAAATTAAATTTCCAGCGACACAGAACGCAAGCAGCAACGTCAACACGCTTGATGACTATGAGGAGGGAACGTTCACCCCAACGATAACATTTGGCGGTGCAGGCGTAGGTGTCACATACACAGCAAACACGCTTGGACGGTATACAAAAATTGGCCGCCTTGTCTCGATTTACATCCGCGTGCAACTCACATCAAAAGGTTCATCAACCGGGGCAGCAACCATAAACGGATTACCATTCACCGTAAACGCGACACAGTTTCCTGTCGCGCCTGGGGTAATGGCGGCAAACGGCGCAGGGTTGGGCGGCGCAGTAGTTTCATACGCTCAGTCAGGCAATACTTTTGTCGGGCTTAAAACGCAAGGAGCAGCAGCAGAGGTTGCCGTAACAGACGCAAATTTTACTAACACATCCGACTTTGTATTGTCTTGTGTATACGAAGCGGCAACATAAAGGAAAAGCCATGTTTACTGAAGAGAAAATCCATTCAACTCGCGTCGATGCTTCTGGTGCCGTTTTTTGGATTGAGAACACCATCGTTAAAAAGGACGGAGTTGAAATTGCTTCACAAAAACACTCCACGACTCTTTACCCTGGAACCGATTTAGCCAACGTTCCGGCTCAGGTAGTTGCGATTGCTTACGCGACTTGGAACCCCGAAAATGTCGCAGTTTTTAGTACTGACTTTATCGCCAAACAAAACGCAGAGCGGGACAAGCAAGCAGCTGCGGTCGCAGAAGTTCAAGCGCAGAAAGTGGCTTTGGAAAATGCGCTTGCGGAATTGGAGGCAGCTAAAATTGCGCTTGCCAATGCTCAAGCTGAAGCCAACCAAACCGCATAAGAGGCAATCATGCCAACAGACCGTCGAAGCTCAATCTGCGACACCATGTTCTACACACGTCTTTTTCTCGCTGTTCTTTCGATTGCGCACGGGATTGGAGGCGTGCTGTTTGATTATCACGTCGGTCTATCCGGGATAGTTCACGCGCAGAGCGGGGGATGGTTATTCAGCGCGGGGCTGGTTGGCTTTGGGGCGCTGCTACTTGTGTCGCTTTACGGAGAATACAAGGGGAACGCGGATAGGTTCTGCAGGGACATGTCGCTGTCAATTCTGGCCGTCACTTGGTTCGCCATCTTTGTTCATTCGTTTGAGGGCGGCGCGGATACTCTGACCCTGGTTAGTCCATTGTATGCCTTGTTTGCTGGATGGTCTTGGATTCGCGAAGCGAACATATCCCGGAAAATAAAACTTTCAACAAAAAGCATTGCTCAAAATTAAGGGTGCGCGATGAGTCTGACAAAATTTACTCGAATGGCCAAGCTCATTATCTGGCTTGGTACGGCCTGCACTGTGCTTGCTGCAGAGCCGGTTCTTGTTTTGCCGGATGGCGTACCAATCTTCCAATACATCTATGCGTTCGCGCTATCGGTCTGGGGATGTCTCGCTGCCAACATACAGCGTTGGGCAAAGGCTGAGGAGGGCGTAAGCGTTCCGTTGCGTATTACGATTGATTTTGTTAGTAGCACGTCTGCCGGTCTAATCGTGTTCTATGCCGCACTTCATATCCAACCACCCGCTTATCTCGCTGCTATCGCGGTGTTTGCTGGTGGATACGGCGGCTCAAGGTTGCTCGAAAAGGTTTATCAACGTCTTGAAAAAAAGGTTGACCAATCATGATTACAGTCATCGAATACCTAACGCAACACGCGACCGATTGGCCAGAGGAAGTTGAACTGGCGGCTAAAGGCCTGCTCGAAAAGGTCAACCGACTTCTCATAGACGGAGATTGCCCAGAGCCGGATGCCGAATTGCGGTCAGGGTATCGTCCACCAGCATTCAATGCTGGCGTTCCGAATGCAGCCCCCAACAGCAAGCACATGACCGGGCATGCGATTGATATCGCGGACAATGATGGTGCGCTGGATGATTGGTTGACGGATGAAATTCTTGAGCAGTATGGTCTTTATCGCGAGCACCCCGCAGCAACAAAATCGTGGTGTCACCTTCAAGACCAGCCACCGCGCTCTGGCAATCGGACGTTTTACCCGTAACAAGTTCCAAAGGGCGTGTAATTAAATCACCGTGGCCACTGCGGTTCAGTGGCACTCTGAAAGGAAATGGAAATGGGAAACAAAATTATCGACGCAGCAGCAGCAAGGCTCAACGAAAAACTTGATGCGAACCGGGATGGCAGAGTCAATCGCCAAGACGTGTACACGGCGCTCGAAACGGCAAAGGCCGATTTTGTTGACGACTGGAAAGAAAATCTTGTTATCGCTATCATCAGCTTTATTGCCGGTGCTCTCGTTGCCACCACCTATATCAAATGGTGACCGATGTTTAATCCATACGTCATAGGCGCGGTCGCGCTCGCGTGGCTGTTGAGCTTGGTCGGAGTTGGGGTTTGGCAACGTGCGGACGGCGCGGCAGCAGTTGAAGTTCGAGTCGCCAAAGCTCAGCAGGAGCACGTCGCGAAGGTGACCACGCTCAATTCCGAAATAGTTCAGACCCATCGCAAGCTCGAAATTGCTGAAGCGAATAAGGTCTTGCAAGTTCGCACAAACACAATTCACAACGTTACTGAGGTGCCTGTATATGTTACGAAGATTGCTGATGCTCGCTGCGTTGTTCCTGTTGGCCTCGTGCTCCACCACAACCGTGCCGCCGCAGGCTTGCCCGTCGATAGCACCCCCGCCAGTGGATTGGTCAACGCCGATTCCGGACTTGCAATTTCTGAAGTCGAAACCATCATCACCGGAAACTACGGAACGGCGCACCAATGGCGCGTCGAATTAGAGAGTTGCCGCAAAATGTACAGCGCTGCATATTTGGCGTTAAAACAGTTTACCACCGTCACCAAATAGATTACAGTTAGCTTGCTCGCGTTCAAAACTCATGCGATGCTCTGGTGGCCGGAATCCCCAGAAACCTTTTCTTAGTATTCACACAATCCTTCAAAGGAGACAGTAATGAGAGTTAGCAGAAACCAAGTGATGTTGCTGGGGTGTATTGTTGCCGGCTTGCTGAGCACGGCTGCGAGTTCGATGACGATTGAGCACCGATATCGAGACGAAACGCCAAAGGCATCGGTTGTGAAAGTTGGAATGTCTTTCACGGTCGCGACCGCTGTCACAAATTTGAAAGCGGCTCGCGAAGACAGCGTTGCAAGCGTGCGTCGTTTCTACGCCATCCCTGCAATCGCGTATGTCGAAAGGACGGACAGTCGCACCACCAACGCGGCACTCGCTAAATCGGCGGAGCCGTGGCACCGGCAGCGAGCGTTGCGAAGACAAGACGCACTAGCCTAGCAGCCGTTTCTTCATACAGCAGACGAAAAAAAAGGGAGTCCACGGACTCCCTTTTTTGTTGCCTATTTAACGCTGGCTGGTATCGGCTCTGGCGGTTGCTGCCGGGGGAACATAAGCATCATCGCGCAATTGAAGCAGACGTTGCGATAGATGATTGATGGCTTGGTCGCCAAGATGCCCCAATATTTGATTGGGTCTTTGGTGGAGCGAAAGACGATGAATGAAGCGATAGGCCGTGCGACTATTTCCGCCGTAATCGGAATGCCTAAATGTTCGCGAACAACTCCGTGCGACGGCTTGAGGTATGCCATGGGGACTTGCTTCGCGCTCATCTTATTCTCTCCAGTCGACGTTGTACAGAACACGGTCACGCGTGCCAATGTCTTGCGATTTATCGACTACCGTTGACCGCTCGTTGATGAAAATTGTACTTCCAACCCGGTCGCTGACCTCGTTAAATTTTTTGGCCACCTCGAATCCAAGGTCAAGGCCAAGTTGGGCAGCGAGGATGTCCAAATAAATTAGCACATCTGCCAATTCTTTCCCGGCTTTGATTTGAAATTCTTCAGCGGTCAAATCACCACGCTCGAATTTCTTGCGCTCGTTTGCATATTCGCCAAGCTCACCAATAACGGCCTGAAGCCATTGGGCCGGCGACCAGTCGGAGCCGTCCGGTTTTGAATGGACAAGCTGGCCATGTCGATTCTTGAACTGGGACAATCGGTGCAAATTGGCAATTCTGAGGGCTTTGAATGTTAGGTTCATTTTCTTTCCAAAAAAGAGTTGTTTTAGATGGGTTTTAAGACGTTTTCTGCTGCGGGGTAGGGCAAAGATACACCCCCAAATCGTTTTCGCCTTTAAGGGCTTTATAACTGCTTCTCTTGGGCTTTATTGATGACGCGGTGGTGTAGACGGAATTGGGCATACCCCAGAATGCCTTTTAGACCGTATTTCGCAACCACTTTCCGCTGATGAGCGTGGGCGGCCTTGCTCATGGGCGTTTTACAAACCGCAGCTCGATACAGCGCGATGCCGGTGCAATGGCGTTCCGACCTTTCAGGAATCCCGGCATCCAGCGTCATGTGGCAAGACGCGATTCCATCCCCGTGCGCAATGGCTAGGTAATCCTGTGCGGTATAACTCCCAAAATATCCCGGCGCACTATTTTCCCGGAACGGGCATTCACGGCACGGCTTGTGCGGCGTGAAATATTTTTTGTTCGTTCGCTCCATTCGCGCGTCGATAAGCGCGACGAGGTGCTGGGTCAGTTCTTTTATCATCGTTTTCCTTTCTGTTGTTTTGCTGCGTGTTCGGTATCGTCGCGCACGCGGTCTTGAATTTGCTGGCGGCGGATTTCGTATGAGTCGATGACTTGTCTGATTTCGGCCATCGACTTCGCACCCTCCAGCTTTACCGCAAGCGAATCGGTGAAGGGTGACTTGTTCATGGCCGCGTCGCAGATAAGCAGAAACCGCTTCGCATCGCCCTTACGCGCGGGAGGGAGCTTGCTCATTGTTTTGCCCCACAAGGGTCTTTGCCGTCGATTGGCCACTCACGCCGGTTCTTGGTGTTGCACGCGAGTCCGTTCATGAATCCTTTCGCGCGGGCCTTTTCAATTTCGCTGGTGCGCGTTATTTGTAGGATGGACGGTGCAGCGAGAAGCCCAGCCACGAACGATAGTGCCGAAACGAAAACGCAAATCCAACCTGCAGTGCTCATGCGGATAATTTGAACCCGTTCCATAATCTTCCTTTCTAAATGAAAAAGGCCGATGCCCTCACAGCACCGGCCTCAAGGTCAAGCGCTGACTTTAGAAACCTTCACCGCTGCCTTCAGAACCAGCAACGCCATCCATCGAGTCATGGGCGACGGATACGGCACCGGCGTTGATTTGCGCATTAAAGGCTTTGCACATTTCGTACAGCTGCAACGCTTTCACTTCGCTAACAGGGGTAACAATCGGAACCCACCACGTGCCTTTGTCGTTCGTCTTTTTCTCGGTGCTAAGTTGATACACTTGAGCGAAAGATGGGGCTGTGTAGGATGTTCCGTCTGCGCGTTTCTTTTTTGTCGCCTCAATTCTGGCGAGCCAGTTTTTGGATGTTTTCGTACCGGTGCTGGTGAGCGGAAAAACAGCAGGCGTTCCGATGTCCGCGTCAGCGGCATCGACAATCATGACGAAGTGTGACCGGGTATCAGCAAGCCTGTCGCACTTTTTCGGATTCACTGAGCCGTCCGCTTCCGGGTAGTACAAGCGCCCATCGAGGTCTTTAACAGCACCATCTTCACGGAGCTTATTCACTTCCGGCGTCATCAACTCACCCTTGAATCCACCACCAAGCTCACGCGGCGTCCAACGCAACCAGCGGCGTTGAAACGCGCAAGGAATGACCAGTGGACTATCGTACACGTCACCCGTCACAGTGTTGATGAATTTGCCAGGCTTTGCCTTTTCGTTTACACCATCAACGACCGCAGGCGACATCGGTTGCAGAACGGCCAGAAACGGAATCGCATACGATTCCCGGTCAGCACCTTCAGTACCCGCTCCCGCGTCAGCCGAAAAGTCAATTTCACCAGCGACAACAACCGCCGTCGTTTTCTCTTCAGCCACTGCAGGAACGTTTGCCGGTGCTTCGGCAGCCTTTGCCTCTTTGGTTGCGCCCTTTGGTGCTGTTGCTGCCTTGCTCGTTGTTTTACTCATTTGAAACTCCTATGATTGGCCTTGCTCGTCGCACGCCGTTAGATTGTGGAGGAAAGCGCCCCCACGTCGCTGCTGCTAACCTTTTGGGGCTTTAATCTTGGTCATCGAATACGGCATCGCACCGAACAATTCGAGCGGAACCGCAACGTCATTTTCCGGCTTATCTTCGGACTGCTCAAGTTCGATTTTCTGCTTGAGCCATGACTTGAGGGTTTGCGCGTGAACGTTGCGCGTAAGCAGCGGCGTAACGTCCAGCTCTTCATCATCAGCGAGCTTGTCACGAAGCTCAACCGCTTTTTCAAATTCACCCTTGCCGAAGTACACGATAACTTCTGTTTTGATAATCGAGTCGTGGCCATTATCTTCAAGCCACTTGAACGCTGCCTCCTCACGCGCTTCCGTTATCGAACAGGCAATTTCGTCTTTGATGCTGACCTTTTCGCCCGTGCTTAGGGTGATTTCCTTGATGCCGATTTCCGACATCAGCAATGGGATGTCTTCGGATGAGATTTGAAAGTGGTATGCCTTTGCTGCCTTAAATGCCTTTTCCGCATCGTCCATTTTCCGCTCTGCTTCCATGAGCTGCATGCAGAGTTGTGAGAGTTGAAGCAACGAATCAGCCGCCATATAGTTTCACCATGATTGGAATGTATCGCCGTTGCTGTCTGTCCCATTTCAGCAGGCGGAAATAGTCGTGCTCATAAGCGATAAGCGCAGACGCAGCAGCAATCACCAATGGGTCACCGACCGACAAGAGATAGTCGTTATCCGGGTCAAAATCTCTCAATGCGTTTTTCAACTGTGGTACAACTTCGTCCGCAGTTGGATAATTAAAGCCAGAAGGCAAAAGCACCTTCAACTCTCCGAGCTGTGATGCGGGGGAAACGTCGATGGTTGGAATCCATGCGCCGTTTTCCATTCGAGACGGGATTTGTGTTATGTAGACGATTGACACGTGTCGCTTTCTAAAAAAGTAATTTTGCTCCTTTTCCGACCTTAGCAAAACATTATTCGAGCATCGCCAATGCACGTCTTTTATCGCCCAAAACGGTCTGCGCCAAATCGACTTTTGACCGTAAAGACATAACGATTTTTTCGTCAATCGTTCCGGGGCAAATAATGTCCGTGTACAGCGCCGTCTTTTCTTGACCAATCCTGTGCGACCTGTCTTCGGACTGAAGCCTGTCTTCCAAGGCAAATGTGTTGCTGTAATAGATGTTTAGAATGGAATCGGCTGCGCTATTAGGCGCTATCAGGGTGATGCCTGTACCTCCCGCTGCCTGCTGCCCAACGAACACCCTAGCGGCACCGGATTCAAAGTCTGCAATGGCTTGCGGCCGGTCGGTGCGCTTTACGTCACCGTGGTATTGAACGTGCGGAATTTCGAGCTTATTGAGCAGCCAGCAAATATCCTCAATCTCAATCCGGAATCGTGCCCAAATAATCATCTGCCCTTCGGCATCCTCAATCAACTCTTTAAGCGCATCGAGCTTCGGGTTGTCCTTTGGTTCGACAATCCGCTCTGCGGTGTTTGTGCCGGGGATGATGAAGTAACCGGAAACGATTTGCGACAGCTTCGTCAGCGCGGCTATACGCGCGACCGGCGCGATGCGGCCATCGTCAATCTGAAGCCTCAAATCATCGCGCAGCTGGATGTATTGCCTGCGCTGCTTTGCGGTCATGTTGAAAAAGGTCTGGTTGTAGACCTTATCAGGCAAGCCCAAGCAGTCCTTTTTGAGAACACGGAACGAATGCTGCGAAATTGTTCTTTCGAGCCGGTCAAGGTTTTTCCATTTCGGCATCCCGTCAAAATCACGCGCCACCAACTGCGGGATGTGCTTGCCTTTTGTTCGCTCGACAATGTGCCGCATCAATCCATGGTCATTCGGAAGCATTTCAGCATGTTCCGCGCGAAAGGATGCGAATGTGGGCTGGTTGAGAATCGACGGGTGCAAAAAACCAAACTGTGAGTAGGCGTCGAAAGGCGAACTGAGAATTGCTGTGCCGGACATGATTACGCGGCGCGACGTGTACTTGCGCAGGCGGAGAATCTGCTTTGTACGCGCGGCTTTGGGCGTCTTGATGCGCTGCGATTCGTCGCCCACGACCATCGGCCTTTTGAACGTCTCAAGAAACTGTCGGATTGCTGCCAGCCCTTTGGCGTGGATGAGGGACTCCCAGTTTATGGTAAGCACGCGAAGCATCTTCTCATTCGTGTTCGTGAAAAGGTTTTCGAGCGCAGCCCGTTCTTTCTTGTTCGGGTCGGAATAAAACGCGGCGTGCCGCACCGGTATATCTTCGGGCAGGTGAATCGGGATTTCGCGCAGAGTCCAGTTTGTATGCACGCCGTTGGGCGCAAAGACAATTACGTTGGGGTTGTCTTTCCAAGTTCGCGCGATGTCGTGGATGACGGTTGCGGTCTTGCCCGTTCCCTGCTCCATCAGCAGCGCATAGTAGTCGCGACCTGCACAAAAATCTAGCGCCTTTTTTTGGTGGTCATAGAGAGTGGTCATTTACGCGCATCCCGCTTCGCAGCAAAAAATGATATACGCAAGTTGAGCATGTCTCGATATGAGCACATTATCGAAAGCTGAATCAGCAAAAGCTCTTGCTCCAGCGGCTCGACTCCTCCCCACTTGGGGCTGTCTTTGAAAAGACTGAGCTTGGTTATTTTTTGCTGAAGCTCATCCCGTTCCGTGAACACGCGCTGTTCGTGGGGTTCGAGGTTAGTGATGTTGGCCATTATGTTTTTCCTTTTCAAGATTTACGTGAAGATAAATTCCGAGCCACAGAATGAATGCGGACGAAACGGCCATTAAACAGACCGCAGGAACATTGATGTAGTTCGGAATAAGTATCAGCAGGAGCACCGACAAAGCAAAAAATATTCCGCCAATAAATCCGAGAAAAACACAAAGCATTTCTTCAGCAAAATCGTTTACGGCCTTGTCAACGTTTTTCATTTCGATGCCCTTTTGGTTTGAATTGACCCAGACAGTAAACTGGCTAGCAACCGATACATCCCAGTCAAGTCCAAATACTCTCGACCGATTTGCTGGGCTTCGTATGGCCGGTTACGCTCAAGCTGCGCAGCCATCTTGTCGATACACTCGACTGCCCTTGTAGTCTCAAGCCCCATCGCTTCGCAGTGCTTTAGCGCAACCGCTTTTGTCTCATACGAAATGGGCTTTCCCATGTTGTCGAAGATGCCTACTGGTGCTTCCATTATTTTGCCTCCACAAGAATCGAAGCAACTTGTTCGCGCGTCAAAGGCTCATTCGGCTCATCGTTTAATGCCGATGCAATTTCCTCTGGCGATTTTCCATTCATCACGCAGCCGTCCGACAATGAGATGACTCGATATTCGGGCACAGCAGAAGCTGCCGTTGCACTGGCCATGTATCCGATGAGGTAAACGCCTGTTATTCCGAGACTTTTGCGACGAAAAAATACGCCTGCTTTTATGTCGGATGATTCCCAAATGTATTTCATAATTTTCCTTTCTGTTAACGGGGCGGATTTTCAAGCGTGCTGCGAAGCTCCTCCCAAAATAACTTCGCACTTCCGACCGGCGCAGGGGCTTTCCAATTTGCAATCGCTTCAAGCTCCTGCACCGTCATTTCGTTTATCCGGCGAAAGGCGGTGGAGACTCGACCGCCGTGAATCAATAATGTTCGTTGTTCGGTCGCGATATAAAGCCAGCCCGTGCCACCGGACATGTGCTGCGCGTGTAGCCAATTGAGTTGCTCCACAGATACAGGGTGGTTTGACGCGAATAGAGCGGTGGTTGCGCGCTTCGGTTCGGTCGGAGCTTTAATTTCAATCCAACCCTCTCGACCGGGAGAAAGACCGCCAACATGGAGGCAATAATTAACATCAGGCATCCCATCAACAAGCCCGTTCTCAACCCGCTCCATCCGGTCATACGGCCCACAGATGTTTTTCTTGAGCCGTTTATAGGCGCTGACTTCATTTGGTTTCATTCTTCCGAACCTCGTTGTGAATGTGTTGGTCGTGCGAGTTGTAATGAAATACACCCCCACAGGCGTTACATTTCCAATAATGAAGATTTAGGTCTTCACAATCGGCATTCCTGTGCTCGCACAACTCCCTCTCTCGACGCTCAGCATCAAGCGCATTATTTTTCGCGTCTTGCATTACAATGCGCCTGCGGTATTCATCGGAGTCTTCAGACATCTTCTACTGTGAAAAAAGAAAGTCGCATCGCACACATCGCTTCCGCAAATCGGCCTCTGCTTTCTTGACGTCAACCTTCGTGTCGTAATCTCCGCCGTTGTATCGAATCTTCATCCGAATCGACTGAAGCGAAATTTTAGGCAGCGGAGATTCGTGCGCAAACTCCCGTAACACCATTTCTTTCGCAAGCACATCGTGTCGCTTATAAATCGACGCAGGCTCAATCAGCCCTTTCTTAAGAAAGCCGTTGACGCTTTTGTCTTTTTGAAGCGTTCCGATTAGCATGTGAAGCTCGACGTGCTCACCCATCAAATGCTTTGGGCACATCTTCGCCGGGTCAACCATCCACATTCTCACCTTGTGGACTCTTTTATCATCTTCTCAGCGACTGCATTGATGGCGCCTTTAATCACTGCCGTCTTTGCATAATGACCTTCGCCAAGCACATTATTCATCGCTTTTTGAACTTGTTCTTCAAGCGTTCGCTTCGCAATCTCGTTTATCTTGTTCTGCCCAAGACGCTGAGCCTGAATGTTCAGCACGCCCTCGATTTGCTTCTCAAAAATCTCCGTCGATATTTCGGCAATGCGTTTTGATACAAGGTCATCGACTAGCTTTGCCAGTCGTTCGTCATCCAAATCAATCACGAGCTTAATCATACAATCTCCTTTCTAGTTAAACATCCAGCTGCATTATCTTGGACACAAAAATCATCTTGAATCCGCTATCGGCTTTGCCCCACAACCGGCGCTCGCCACGCACCAGCCACCAACTATCAATCGGCGCTTCATCCCAAATCTTCCGGCCAATCGCTTCAAACTCAAACCGGTCTACGCGAGTGAGAATCTTGCCTGTATCATCTTCCAACTTCAAATCCAGAAAAAGGGTTTGCCCGCTGTATCGCTTTCCATTGCGTCGTTGGATTCTAATCGGCTCATTGTAATCTCCCAAATCTTTATCGCGCAAACGTCCGATGTAGACAAACTCCCCCTCTCCGTCGATGTCTTTTATCTCGACTATCTTTGAACCCCGGCGCAAGCCATGTGCTTCCGGATTGTTATACCAGTCTCCCCAGCGATTTTTCGCCGGGAATAGGTCGGAATACAGGATTTCACATTCGGACAGCTTCTGCAGCGTTTTAGATGGGAGCGTGCCCCCATTCGCTGCGCGCTCCTCGATGAGCTTTTTGGCTTTCGATTCCCCGATGCCTTTGAGGCCGGTAAAACCGCCGACCAGTTTGCCGTTTTGAACGCTCCAAAATTCGGTGCTCAATTCGTGGTCAAACGGGATGTACTCAATGCCCTCCTTCACAAGTTCGCGAAGCAAAGCAACAACCGACTCATCATCCTTCGCATTCCGCAAGGTCGCTGCCGAAAATTCGAGCAGGTGGTGAGCCTTTAGCCAAGCCGTCCAATAAGACACGACAGCATACGAATATGAGTGTGCAAGGTTGAACGCCCAAGAACCCATCGTGCTGACCATTTCCCAAATCGCGTCAGCAGCATCCTTCGGCACTCCTCCCTCCATCGCACCCGCGACAAATTTGTTTTTGAACTGGGCGAAGTATTCATCACCATACGTCTTGCTCATCGCTTTCCGAAGCAACGTGACGTCATCCCAATTCATCCGGCCAAGCTCCTTACATATCCGCAGAACCTGCTCCTGATAAATCACCACGCCATACGTGTCTTTCACATAGGGCATGACGGACGGGTGCGGAACGGTCGTGGCAATCGCACCGCTGCGTCGCTGCAAATACAAGGTCGCACCGCCAGATGCCATTGGCCCAGGTCGCGCCAGCGCCGTGATGTGGCCAAGGTCATCCAAACACTCGACCGTCATCTGCCCACCGATACCTTGAAGCGCCTGCCCCTCAAACTGAAAGATGCCGGCATATTTTCGGTCATTGAAAATCTGAAACGTGGCAGGGTCATCATACTTCATCCCATACCAGTCCACATCCACTCCAGAATCCTCAAGCACGCCAAGCGTACGCAAACCAAGCACGTCAATCTTCAGCAGGTTGAGGCGTTCTGTGTCTTTCTTATCGAGTTGCGCAACGCCATCCGCCGATACGGAACAAAAGTTTTTTATCGGTTCGTTACAGACCAAGATGCCCGCAGCGTGAACGCCTGTGTGGGATGCGTGTGACTCGATTTCGCCGGCAATCTTGATGGCGGGGTGCTTCGCGAGCAGCTTGCGGCCGGGGTCGGTCTGCTCAAGCGTATCCATCAGCGCAAAGTTAGCACGGGCGTCACCACTAGACCGGACAAAGATGGCATCCTTCACCGCGTTCGTTTCCCATGGTGGTATGTCCAACTTTTTCGCAATCGCGACCAGTGCCGATTTGGCCTGATAGGTGCTGACGGTTCCGATTTGGGCGACATGCTCCGCACCGTATTTTTCGCGCAGGTATTCGATAACAAGGTGGCGCTTGGAATCGACAAAATCCAAGTCAATATCAGGCAAGTCTTTTCGGGTCACGTCGATAAACCGTTCAAACACAAGCCCAGAAGTAATCGGGTCAACTTCCGTAATCCGAATCAAATAGCAGACCAGCGAACCGGCTGCTGAGCCGCGCGATGGGCCAACGAGCATTTTTGTTTTTGCGTACACAACCATATCCGCAACCATCAAAAAATAGCTCTCAAAGTCTTTCGACCGAATCATCCCAAGTTCATACACCAACCGCTCTTCATACTCCGCCGTCCAGCCGTTCGGAAAGCGAAACGCAATCCCATCCCGGCAGAGCTTTTCCAAATCCCCTTCCAGACGAATGAGCGGTGCGACCGGAAGTTGAACGTCAGCAGCGACAGCAGCCGCATTCGTAAACTCAACAACCCCAAAATTCTCAAGTCCAAGCTCAGCAATAAGCTCATCCGGCGAAAGAATATGTTGCGGCGTCGGCTTCGACTGCTTTCCAATCATCTCAAACACGGACTTATTCTGCGCGCGTGGATAGTAGTTGTCCGAGACAGCGACCAGCGGAATGCCCATGCGTTTCTTTTTCCGATTCGCCACCGGACTCGATACATCAAGGTCAGCATAAGCGCCGATGCGCTTCAAGAATGCCACATCCATTACCGCGCCAGCGAATTTGGCGATGCCGTTCGACATCCGCTCAACGTCCTCATAACTCAGCCGCGCAACTCCTCGCACGGCCTGTGTGTTGGCGAGCGTGCTGAAGTGATAAAGCTCTTTCAACCCGGCTGCTGTTCGGGCAATAAACCACATCGCCGGTCGGTCATCCGATTCAAGGTCAGGCACGACCGCGATTTGAACGCCAAACATCGGAACAATCCCAGCATCCCGGCAAGCCTTATCCCACTGGACGTGCCCCCATGTCCCAGTGTCGACAATCGCGGCAAATCGGCAGTTTATTTCCTTGAGCCTTGGGATGATGTCTTTTATGGCGCAGAACGTCTCGCCAAACGTAAACTCGGTGCGGATGCGCAGTTGCACGGTGCTTCGGAGCTCATAGGATGCGTTTAGAGCCGTTTTTTCCACAGGGTTGGGGGAAAGGTCTGTACTCAATCTAGTAACTCCGAAGCAACCACGATTTCGGCCAGCGCTTCCACATCGCTCATCGCGCGATGTTTCTGGTCAAGCTCCTTGCCCATGAAGTGTTGATAAAGCTCGGTTAGCTTCATTCGACGGCCTTTGAGATGAAAGAAAGATTGAACGGTGCAGATTTGTTCGGGCGGATATGGAAAGGCATATTCCTTTCCGCACCGGCGCAGTTCGTTCACGAGCATCTGTAAATCGAACGGAAGATTGTGGGCGATTAGACCGTGCGCACCGTGGAAGATTTTTATCAACTCTGGAAGCGCGGCAGCAAAGCTCGGTTTGCCTTTCAGGTCGTCATCCGTCAGGCCTGTGATTTTATTTATCTCCTCGGTAAGCGGCTTGCCTGGGTCAAATAGGTATGTCCAATCACACCCCACAATAACTCGCGCACCATTGGTGACGTTGCGGGTTGGGTTGTGGATAAGCTCCATAACAGCAATCTCGATTATCTGCGGCTGCTGGTCTAGCGGGGCGGCGCTCGGAAGCGTGAGGCCTGTCGTTTCGGTATCGAATACCAACCAACGTTTTAAGTCATCCATTCTTGGTTGCCTTTTCCCAAATTGTTTCGAGTCGTTCGATTTGCTTTCCAGTAAGCAACTCACAATCCTCAAGTTGCTTCTTGATGGAGTCGATGAATCCGCGCTCCCAGTCGTTGAGTCTGCTTTCGCGTTTCTCGCAATCCTCAACCATCGTCATGTATTCGTCTATCCAAGAGGCCATTGTGACAATTCCTTTCTCAAATTTTTCAGCAATCATTTCTCCTCCACGATGTGAAAGACTTCGCTGAACTTTATGGCAGCTGCAAAATCTTCCCATTGTTCGACCGTCATCCGCATGTCACCGATTTTGGATGCTCTTTCGTCGCCACGCTTTCCGGCGAAGATTGCGACATTGACCATTTTAGTCGGTGGCTTGGTGGCGATGTTTTCGTCTTGAGCAAACCGGAATCGAAACAGATTGCGGAATGAATTAGGCATCCGTCAACTCCTCCAGCATTGCCGAATACACAGCCGAATCGTGAGCCGAATCTTTGTGCCCACCGCGCTGCATATTCACGCCGTATCGAATCACTTTGCATAAGACTTGGAACCAGCAGGCGAACCGGTTCCAATCCTCATCCGTCATCGTCGCAGGCAACCCTTGCGGATAAATCGCCCGAAGCACGGGGCCAATCTGTTTGTAGTTGTCGCCGTATAGCTTGTTACGCTGTTCGTATGTATCCGCTCCCGCGCGTAGGATTTCCGGAACGGTCAGCGGTGCTTCGGTCGGTTCGTCGGTCAGCGGAAGGGCGGAGCCGAAAGACGGTTGCTCAAACCAAGACGCAAGTGCCATCGGGCGAAGTTCTCGACCACAAGGGGCAAACCCTTTGCCTGCCGTTTGTTGCTGTTCAGAGCGGCCGCAAATCTCACAAGACAGCACGGCTGTGTCTCCTGCAATATAGACTGTGGCGGCGCAGATGTTGGTTCGTACTGCTTCCATTGCTGCTTCAATTTTTCGGTCGGTCATTTTAACTCTCCATGCGATGGACTCTTGTAGGCGTCCAGATTGTGAATCTTCATCTGCGTGAACGGAATGCCCATGCGCCGATACATATTGCCGATTTCGGGGTGGTCGTCATAGGCCATCCGAATACTCGACAACGGCACATCGTAATATCGCGGAAGCCAATCAACGTGTGTCTCTTTGACCTTCCAAGAAAGCCGGAAGTCATTCACGTTTCGCATGAGCAGGTGCTTGTATTGAATTTCTTTTCGTCGCAGCCATTCCTCTGTGATAGCGTGAAACGAAACAGGCCGTGCCGTCAAAATAATCTTCGGCTCATCCGCATACGCGATTTTCTCGTTGCGCACTTCGTCGAATGCCGATAACTGGTGATAGTCTTGATAGCGTTCGTTTGGATTTTTCTTGCTCCAAAGAATTTTCGGAATCCGCCAACCGTCGTCAGCGATGCAATTATCAAGGTCAACAATAATCATCAACGTGTCTCCTGAATGATGTGGTCGGAAAGTTTGCCGATGCGCTCGGCGGCACGGAGCTTAAACCGGTCAAGCTCGCCCCTGGTATTGAAGTCGTGCTTTCCGCCGTAACCAGCCGGGGTGTCGGTCGCGAAAGTGATTGACCATTTCTTTGGCTTCGGAAGTTTTGGAACGCGAATATCAGTGCTCATGCTTTTTCCCTTCAACGAATTTAACAAAATTGAGGCGTTGCGCAACTTGACCTAGCGGAAAATCATCCTTGTGGGCGTTCCAGAATCCCCGGCAACAGACGCCCTTTGAATCGTGACAAACCCGGTACGATTTGAACCCAACGTGCGGGTCAGCAACTTCAGCCTCAAGCCGGGGAAGCTCATCGTGCAACGGACTCCCCGGAATATAGATGCAAGTGGGGCACGGTTTCGACCGCACGCAGAAGTCTCCAAACGAATTAGTCAGCCGCGCCATCGCTTGGACTTGTTCGGCTTGGGTGAAGTCGTTCTTGTTTCCTAAGAAAACGATTTCACAATCATCCGGGGTCATTGCAACTCGCCATCCGGTCACCATATGAATCGGCGCATACATCACCTTTATATGCCCGGCGTTGAATCGTTTGATGGTGTCGATGAATCGTTGCTTCGATTTTTCATCAAGCACAATGCGCAAGTCGCAAATTACA